CGCCGTTGACTTGAGATTTCCGGCCGCAGAGCCGACCGTTAGGGAAAAGGTCTGTTTTGTGGGGACACCGTTGGCAACCACAGTAGTAGGCGTGCCAGTTACCTCTCCGTCGGTGAGGTTGTAGAGGTAGATTGACCCGGACGCTCCAGTACGGTTCACAAATCCGATTGTGGTTAGCACGAAATTGGAGTAGGACGCGTAAAGCGACATATCAATCCAGATGGCGCCAGATACTTTTGGTGTGGTTGTGCTGTTGGTGTCACTTCCTCCCAAAAAGGTTAGTACCTGTGTTGCAGAAACCCCGTTTGCTCCGTTTGCGCCTGCCGCTCCTGTTGCCCCTGCGGCTCCAGGTGATCCAGTGGCTCCTGTCGGGCCGGTTGCCCCTGCGGCTCCAGGCAATCCAGTGGCTCCTGTCGGGCCGGTCGCTCCTGTTGCCCCTGCGGCTCCAGGCGATCCAGTGGCTCCTGTCGGGCCGGTCGCTCCTGTTGCCCCTGCGGCTCCAGGCGATCCAGTGGCTCCTGTCGCCCCAGTTGCCCCTGTTGGGCCTGCGGCTCCAGGCGATCCAGTGGCTCCTGTCGGGCCGGTCGCGCCTGTTGGGCCTGTAAGGTTCGTTCTAGGAGATCCCCAAGCTCCAGATGTTTTCTGGTAGACGTCACCGTTGGATCTAAGGTAAATGTCGCCGTTTATACCGCTGCTGTCGTCGGGAACTCCGGAACCTTGGAACCATGTAGTACCTACGCCTCCTATGCCTTCACTCGCGACGGGGAGAATCTCAATCTTTAGAGCACGCACAATCGAAGTACGATAGGTCTCATGCACGGTGGCCCCGTGGGAACAACCAATGAACGCCGCCGGAAAACCTCCTGCAGAGAAACCTGTAGGCTTGAAACCACTCGCCTGGTAAGTACCCCACAATTGGAGTTCGCTACGTGCCGGGAAAGATGAACCGGAAGCAGTTCCGATATACACCTCGAAGTGCTGCGGGCCGAGGTAGCGAATGGCGACGCAGTTGGAGCCACCAGACGACGGGTAAGGAACGTCAAACCCAGGCGGCGGGGAGATCGCCGTCTCTGAATTGTTTTCATTGTACGTCGGAGAGAGGTAATAGGTCGGTGTCGGCCCACTTGCACCGCCATAAGATGCCATTCTATTGAGCAAGGACCCATAGGGGTGAGATTCCAAGCCGACAAGCGTGCCTACCGATGCGGGTGAGCCTGAACTCATACTGGAATCGTCTCCCACGCCACCATGGTAGCCCGTACCAGTGTCATAGCCTAGGTTGAGGATGTACCAAAACCACAGTTCTTGCACACTCTGGATGCCGTCGGGTATAAGGTCAGCTATAGGCATCGTCATAAGCGGCCCGTCACGATGGGTATCGTGGATCGAGCAAGTGGTATTCTGTGTCGTTATCGTCAGCCCATAACCCGCTGGATTTTTGTTGAACGTGACTGCATTGACGAGATTCTCGACGTACCACACACGACCATCAATCGTGTTAGCGCCGAGTAAGAGAGCGCCGCCGACGAGTGTGGAGAAATCGAGTTGATAGAGCATGCGGTAGCCATCCGTGGGACCGCCACCGACTGTTTTGATGTCGAGCTGCGGAACCCCGTCAGCATCGTTAACAATGCCGAACGTAACTGACCCGTCAGACGACGTGGGGCCAACATGCGTGAGGATCGCTTGGGCTAGCGCCCGCCACACCACAGTGTTGACCATGGTCTTGTCGCCCTCTGACAACGCGGCGGTGGCGGTAGCCTGGGTACGGGAGAGGACAGGCGGCACAGCCGGCGCGGCGCCGATGGCCGAGTCGGCTGGTGCAGCCATGAACGCAGCGATGGCGGCGGCCTTCGCGGCCTCCACCTCCGCGCCAAGCTCTGAATATGTGTCCTGCCAAGACATCGTTAACTTCTAGTGACCGCGGATCCAGACTTCTACGTCGAAAGCGAGATAGGTCTCTGACCCCACGATGCCACCAGCAAGAATCTGGACCGTGGTTGGTGAAAGAACCTTAGCAATGAGCCGAACATCAGTAGCCGTGCTGTAGTCGGTGTTAGCCAAGACCAGCTGAGCCCCATCTATTCCGACGGCAAAGGCAGCCGCACCACTCAGTGTAAGAACAGAGCCATATCCGTCTATCGTGTTGGCTATTCGTAGTCTACAGAAAACAAGTTTATCCGTTGACCGAGGAAAGAGAACCTGCCGACAATAACCTAGAATGTCGTTTGCAGTGGAAGAGGTTATTGTTCCTCCGGCAAGAGGACCACTAACCGGAATATCACTATCTGAAAATCCCCAGAGGACCCATTTTGTGGTGTCGGATCCTGGAGTTACTCCGGTCAGCCCGTCTACGATGGCCTTCCACGAAACACCATCCGTGGTCTGAACCCGGGCCCCGGTAGCGTAGGTTGCCGCGCTATTGTAGGTTGGAAGGCCACGAAGAAGCAACCATTGGACGCAATTGTCAATCCAATTTAAGAGCCAGTTGGTCATCCCGCGGCCGGGTTTGCCCGCTATGAACCCGCTCTGCTGTGACCCAGTATCGGGTTCGACGGTGGTGCCCGATTCAGCCCAGATGGCAGGACGCGTTGCGGGTGTCGTTGGGGTACTCATATCGTGATCTCCTCAGCAAAGACGCCACCGGCGTCGGGGTCAGTTTCCTCACCGAAGCCCTCGGCGAGGTCGTCATCATCAAAACCAAAGGTGGGTACGCCGTACGTCCAGCACGTCACGATGGGTCGCGACACCCCCACGGGTCGGGGCATGAGCTCAGCCTGAGTGAGTAGGATCTCCTCCAGGAGCGAGACGGCCCGGCGGATCTCCACCACGAAGGTCATTGCTCCCAAGTCAAACACCTGGAACGGTGTCGTACCAAGCTGGGCATAGTCAGGAATGACGAACTCCAAGAACCGGTAGACGTCGTTGGCGTTCACCACCTTGAGCTCATTGAGCAGCTTCCTCCCACGGATGGCGATACGGTAGGTGGTATCATCCAGTACCGCATCGTCATTCAGTGTGTCACCCTCGGTCCACCAGACCCCACCCGCCCGCTCGTCTGTCTCCTCGCCCCAGGCCAGGGCGTCAGGGTCATCATCCCACCCAAACAGCTGGCGCGGAACTGCCCCTGGGATACGCCGACGCTGGCCTACTCTCGCGCCCACTACGTCGAGGTTCACCCCGTTCACCACGTATGACCCGTCAAGGTTCTTCGCCTCGATGTCGTCAAGCTGAGCCACCACGCCAAGAGCCGCCTCGATGTCATCGAAGGCCTCGCAGACCTTACCTACCCAGGCGATGAACTTGGGCGATCCTTGGTACTGGTTTGGAATGCGTGATTGGGCCAGTGTCCTGTGGTTGATAGCCGTCATACTGCCACCATGACGATGTCTGCCGCGTCCACCGTCGCCAGCTCATTGAACGCCAGTGCGAGGTCCGCAGACACCTTCGCGTCCGCCGCCCGGCCGATGAGCAGGTCCTCAATCGCAAAGGCGGGGAGGCCATCGATGCCTGTTACCGCAAGTAGCGCCGGCACCATGAGGTGGGAGGTCAAGATGTCCGCGCCTGGTTGCTGGTTGGTGGTCACCCAAGCAGCGACCGCGGCTTTGACACCATCCTCACCCCCACCTGCGCCAAAGCCCTGGCCGGGTCGCTCTTTGTAGTTGATGGTGAGGTAGCTCCTTACAGGAGCCGCATACCGGTAGTAGATGTCCACCGGATTCCCGTAGGTATCGCTCACCACAACCAATTGGTCGCCTGCGGTGGTACACCCCAGACTCTTGCGTTGAAAGATGGCAAGACCAATGGCAGCCGCGGCCCCACTGGTTACCACAACACTGATGGAATGTGGCGGCAAAATGAGGTCTCCTGGCTTCGCGTCGACGTAGGTCCCACACGAGTTCTCCCAGAGCTTCATCTTCCCAACTGCCGGCACGGTTAAGAGGCTGGCTCTTACCCCGTCGACCAGGGCTTGAGTCGGCATCGCAGTGGACTGCCCACGACGTAAGCGCAGCTGCTCGTCGGTCTCCTCCGCAGTGGCGGGGGTGGACGCGCTAGGGTTGGTGACCGAGATGAGACCGTACGTTGGTGTCACGATCTGCGTGACCTTGCCGGGAGCACTGACGGCTCCCTCCTCTGTGGCGGTGCATGAGACGGTCTGGGAGGTACCGACACCGGTGGTGTCGACGTCAAAGGCGTACGTCGCTCCAGTGTCAACGTCCTGAACTAAGGTGCCGGCAGGAACCACCGCACCGGTCGTGATAACCGCGGTAAGATTCACGAATGAAAATGACCCAAGGATCACATCCACGTTGTTGATGCAGCACACCGACCTCAGGTTCTGGCCAGTCGCCACATCTGGGTTGCGGCCGTTGTAGACGTCCTCGACCGCTTGAGCGGTATCATCGATGGCCTCAGCGAAGACGCCTAGGAGTTCGGCATCCTGGGTCGATGGGCTCAAGTCGATGTCATCACCAAAGATGAGCTCCGCTTCATCTGTCAGATTGGCTAGGATCGTCTCGAGCGTATCACGCTCGAACCCGGCATCGGTTACTTGGATGTTGATCATGGTAGAGCTACCTCGATGGGCACAGTCTCACTGTACACCGTGACGACGTCAGCAGCCACGGTAGCACGGCGTGTTTCGTGATCTAGAACCAGGCTGAAGGACAGGAGCTGAGCAACTCCAGTGGTGCTCAGGATGACCCGCTTGATCTCGTTCTCCGCGAAAGCCTGGTCGGCGTGGCCACCAAGGATAGCTTGGTTCCCGTCCTCGAGGTCGTACCAAGACACACCTGAGGTGGGGTCCAGGAACCACTCGCCCCAAGCCAAGAGCAGGTTGGTCACCACCAGTTGAGCCACAGCGGCCGCGTCACGAAGCCGGCCGTTGGGTCGCCCCATGACGTAGTCGTTCTGAGCATCTAGTCGTCGGATGTTCATGGTTTTGCCATCACGGTTAGGGAACTGCTGCCAAGCGCCGCGTATGGCACACCGGTCAGGGTGTCGATACCCTTCCCCAGCACCACACCGTTAACCATCGGGAGCAAGATGGAGATGGAAGCCGCGGCGCCGATGTGCACCGTGCCGTCATTACGCACGGCCACACGGTTAGACCCGTCGCGGGTGCGCAGCTCGGCACCCAGCTGAGAGACGTCAACCAGCGCGCGTGGCTTGGTCTGAAACCCGATGAGCGCGAAGGCATCCGACAGGTCATGGTGTCGAAGGCTGGTGACGTCCTGAACACCGCCTGACAACCACCAAGCATCAATGCACCTCTCGGAGAAGACCAGCACAACAGGGTCACCGGGCGAGATGTCGAAGGTGAGCACACCACCGGGAAAGAACACCGGCACGTCAACACAGAGCGGCAGCTCCACCATCTTACCCGTGGCCAGAAGCAGCCGCCTCACCGCCGGCCGGCACTCCGCTGTCTGAAGGTCGTTGTTGTAACTCTTGAGCTCTCCGGGGAGCAGGGTGTGCGTCTCGAGTAGGAGACCGTGCACGAGGTTGCGGTCGGCGTCCTCGTCGTTGCCAGTGAACTGCTCAGTGTCGTCCAGCAGCGTGATCAGCTTGGGGTCCGTGATCATCGCCCACCTCCTGGCTGGCCGAAGGCCACGCACTCGACGTCAGTGGACCCGTCCGACCGGGTGTCGCACTCGTGCTTGAGCTTGTAGACCTTGTACCGGCCGTCAGGGTCGAGCCGCGCTAGCTGCTTGTCCCGCACCTTAGGCCCGGCGCTGTACTGCTGAAGAGCCTGGATCTTGATGTTATTGTTGTCAAGGATGATCAACCCGTTGACCCTCACCTGGGGGTTGAGTAGCATCCTCACCCGGATGCCCTTACCCGAGACCTCAGGAGCTCCGATCATGCCGGTGTCCGCGTTCACAACTACCGCCTCTGAGGGAAGAGCGGCGTCGGCCATGATGATGTCCAACGACCCATCCTGGATCGACCAAGCGGCTCCGTTCTCACGGGCGATGGTATCAAGCACGCTCCGCGCCGGACCGGCAAGCACGCGCCCACGCAGATAGCGGTACGGGTTGACGTGAATGGCACCGCGGCGAGTGTCGGGCATCGCCGCTAGGATTTGGTCAATGGCATCGTCCGCTGATTTGCCCGCAACCAACGTAGTATTTACAATCGCGTTGTAGTCCTTGTCGCCATCAGCGGCTTGGATCTCTGTGATCCAGTCGTTGGTGTCGCGGTAGTGGAACGGGTACTTGATGCTACCGCGGAACACGATGCGGCTGTTGCCAACGTGACCACTATCGATGACTACGTCGTCGTACTCGTTCTTGATGAGGCCCACGTGAGCTTCCGCCAGGTTGTAGATCAGGATGTTCGCCGTGTTAGGTGGCCCACGCAGCGACTTTTCCACCGTGTACTTGATGCGGAGCTTGTCGATGGACAGGCCACTGTTCAGGTTGCCGGTCAATTGCTTACCGACCACCACGCGTGTGGTTCGGATCCACTGGCGTGAATCAAGCATGCTCTACCTCACCAGGGCTGAACCACATGACCTGCACCCGCGACCCCAGGTCGGTAGGACCAGCATCCACCCCCAACCCAGCATCGGCGTTGGCGTCAACCGCGATCATAGTACCGAGGGCCGGCGCGAAGCTTCTGAGCAGGTCAGCTCCTAGTACCAGCGGCATCGCCGCTACCAACTGATCACCGGTAGCGGAGTCGTCGATGTCCATGGTCCAAACCTGTGCACGGTCGTTCCACTTGGTGGTGACCTGGTAACGAGTATCGCCCACGATGGTGGTGAACGTCCTCTGCGGGTCGCTAGTGAGAGGAAGCTTGATCATGGCCCGATGACCTGACCCTGGGTGGTGCTCACGCCCAGCATGTCTAGCCCCATCTTGAGGAACGACTTCTTAGCCTTCTTCTTGTCCGCGTCAGTTAGCTCCGCGCTCTCCTTCTCGCCATCGTTCTTCTTAGGGGCCACCGCGCGCTTCGTCTTCGCCTGCGTCGCAGGGTAGATGACCGTCTGAGTGGAGACATAGACGATCTCACGGAGCTCCACGGTGAACTTGAGCACCCGGCTGGTGTCCTTGTCCTGCTTGGTGCGAAGCGACGTGATGAGCATGCTGGAGTACAGATCGAGACCCGTCTGCACGCTGAACGGCTCGTGAGCTCGTCGCGCCTGGTTAAGCCACGCGTAGGCCGCCATGCTGCGTGACGTGCCTACCACCGCGAATGCGTCCTGGTCCTTACCAGGTGGCGGCAGGTCGCTCACCGCCGCGGTGATGGTTAGCCTGACTGGGCGGTCGAAGGCGTGGTCGGCGATGACCACGCCCGTCTCCACCGGGTTATCGGTCACCTCGGTCTCGAGCACAGCCTCCTCCACCTCCACGACGTCGAAGGTGCGGGACCAGGCACCGGCGTCCTGGCCCCCAAAGAACCGGCGGAAGACGGTTACTGACGGCATGAGTCAACCTCCCGAGCTCCTATTAGAGGAGCTCTATTGGTCGAGACCCTAGACCTACGG